AAAACCATCTGTAAAAAAAGTAAAGCATTCATGCGTTACCAAAGTGGAGCACCCAGAGTGGGGAGCTGGTAACTGTCTAAGTGAGATGCATACGCTTGATGAGGAAGGAAATGTATCTCACTATGATATAATGTTTGAGCATGGACTAGAGAAAGCAGTCCCTGCTGAATCATTTGAAGTAGTTAAAGAAGTTGTGCATGAGCACGCTGCTGATCCAAGATCACAAACTCCTGATGAAGTAAATACAGAACTACCTGCAGGACCACACGGAACTGTATATGTAGAACCTGCAATTAAATCAGAAGAAGTAGTCAAAGAGAAGAGATCTTTCTCTACATTCAGGAGCATTGCTGAAAAAAAGTAAAAGGCCCAGTGGAGGTCATGCCCGAATTGGATGACCCCGATGGGCGCAAACCATCTGAAGAGAAGATGCCTAAGGCTCCTAAAGAGAAATTAAAGGAAGCTTGCAATCATACGAAGAAAGGTGTAGACTGTCCAGTACACGGAATAAAGGAGTGTCCTAAAAGGGATACAGACCCATAATATATGAGAAAAATTTGGCAAGAGGATATGATATCACATCTATCCTCATTTCAGAATGTAAAAGTACATCATAAATGGATCATCCCAGAGATCCTAAAGTTTGTAGAAACAAATCAACCCATCTTAAAGGAATGGGTATTAGATAAGTGGGTTGAGGATAGGAACCTTGGCAGGGTGCAGCTTTGGGATGGCTCATGGACAGTCATCCCTATGCCACTTAATGCTGTTGGTACTACAGCATCAGAAGAAGACTTTGAACTCAGCGAAATGGTTTCATTCGTTGAGTTATTTAATACTACGGTAGAGAAGGTACAGGAAGTACTACCTAAACTAACTGAGAGTATGAAGGAGTGTTGTCCTTTATTTCATTTGGCATTACAACCTGATATAGAATCTAAACTATTAAAGAGTTGTACTATAAGTAAGTTGTCACCAGGTACAAAGATCAATCCTCATAGTGGTGACATAGATTCATTGAGGTTACATGTACCTATAGTTACTGATCCAGGTGCATGGTTAAGTGTACGTGGTCGTAAGAAAACATGGGAGGTGGGAAAACCATTTGCTTTCCATGATCATGATAAACATTGGGCACAACATAACGGTACTCACGATAGAATTGTAGTGATACTTGACTATTCTTTGTCACAACTTGAAAAGGAAGGTGTCATTATGGAGAAATGGGAAGATGAAGAGGACTATATATAACAGCGTTTTACATAGCTATGATTAATTTTTTAATGCCCATTGCGATAAGTATCATCAACAAAGCAGTTGATAGGATACCTGATGATCTTGATTCTGTTATCAAAGATTTCCTAATTAAGTTGCTTAAGAAGGCAGCTGCTAAGACAGGAAATAAAGTAGATGATGAATTAGTTGCTGCTTTAGGTAAGGCACTACTAGAGTCATGATCTAATAAATAAAATATAGGAAACTTATAGAATTGGAGCGTCCCAATGTCCCTTTACGGAAGTGACGATAGCAACGCCAACAAAACCAAAGCGGAAATTGGTGTCGCAAAATCGTCCAACACAAAAACTATTGTCTTTATAGATGATACAGAAGCACAACTAAAAGTCAACAAAGATAAAGGACTTAGCGGTCCTGGCTGGTGGGCTGTCGATACATACACAGATTGTCATGGTAAGACACGCTTCAAAACAGAACATCTAGTAAACATCTGTGGACCAGAAGCAAACGCAGCTGAAACACAAGCTGATGATACATTAGGTGCAGACGTTACCTCAGTTATCACACCAGGTACAGTTGCTAACGTAACAACATACGCTCCTGCTGGTGCGGTTGCAACATTCAGTGACAACGGTGGTGCTGATGGATCTAGAACTGCTGGAACTTACACAGTAACTAACGCTGCTGGTTCATCATCTGGTACAGGTGCTGACTTCACAGTTGTTGTTGCTGCTAACGGTGACCCAACTATCACTCTTGTATCTGGTGGTACAGGATACGCTGATAGTGAGACAATAACAATCGCTGACGCATCACTTGGTGGTGGTGGCGGTGCTGCTGTTGTCGTTACTGTAACTGCTGCTGCTACAGCTGCTGCTACATTCACATTGAGTGGAGCATCATCTACTGGTTCAGGTCAGTCACTTACATACCAGTGGCAGAGACAAGAATCTGGCAACACTAACTGGTCTAACCTTGCAGGTAAGACATCAGCAAATACAGGATCCCTTACAGGACTTACAGTTGCTGCTGACAACGGTGCTAAGTACAGATGTGTAGTTAACAACAGCATTGGTGGTACTACAGCATATAGTACTGCAGGTACTCTAACAGTTGAAGACAGAGCATAATGACGCATGAGATTTGATGAACTGAACGAGGATAACTATATCCTATTTGCTATTAAAAATTATGATAACCCTCAAGCGGCAACGAAGGAAGATTTCTTTGAGGACATGAGACGCTTTAAGTATATAAAGCGTCTCCTCAAGAAATACCATAAAGGAACTGAGGTTAAACTCAGTCTTCTTTTGAATCATATTATAATAATATACAATGTATTCGGTGATGCTGCACCATTACTTCTCTTCTATAAAATGGAAAGAGATTACTGGTCAGACATTAAAGCAATCATGATGTTCTTAAATAAGTACCCTCAAGTGGATGAGAGTGAAAGTCTTAAGGCGATTGCTGTTAACGATTGTATCCTAGAAGAACTCAGGCAACTATAATGGAAGGAGGAGCACCCACTAACGCAGGTCCGATTAACACCGCTGTCACAGGCAAGGGTGCTATAATGGGATTCGATCCTGTCTTAAAGTTCTCTCGTAGATCTACTAAGGCACGAAAGAAAAAAGAATCTGCTGGCAAACAGTGGGAACATCGTAGGAATGATCCGACCTACATAGATGGTAGGAGTAAACAGGCTCGTAAACTTATTCAACGTCTTACTAAGAAAAAGAAAATGGCTGAGGAACTAATTAAAGAAGAGGACAAGTCATCCTCATCTGGTGGTGAGACTACCAAACAAGCATACAAATTTATTAATCAGAAGCGTAAGGTTCAGAAGAAGCAAGAACGTGAGAAGCGTGCTGCTAATCGTAAGAAAGAAATTGAGACAATCTCTCGTGCTAAGTCTGCTGACTATGCCAAGAAAGGTAAGGAACGTCAGAAGAAGTTAGCAACTCAGTTAAAACAGAATAACTCTTATGAGTTTGGTGATGGTCTAGTATATCTTGAATCACTATGTGAGTTGGCTGATGAAGGTAAGATTACAACCTTCTTCTTCGCTGATGAGACTGAATTAGAGTTGACACAAGAGCAAGCACATGTTATAGTTGATAGGTTCAATCAATTATCAGAAGAGCATAAAGAAAAACTTGTTGGTATGCTTCCAGAGAGCAAGGAAATCTTTACGACTTTTATGACCATGTAATATGAAGCTTGGATATTGTGATATATTAACTGAAGAACAATCCAAGAAAGTAGTACAGAGTGTAGACAAACTAGAAAAACTTTGGATCCGTAGGGCACCTGTCCCTATGGATTTTTTTACTGTCGGTGCAGTAACTTACATGGAAGGTGTAACTAGTATTGGAAAGTACCATAAGCACAGGGAAGTTTTAAATCCTGTACTTAAGAAACACTTTGGATGGGTCTATGATATTCTTTGTGAGAAGTTTTCAGAGTTGCTTGGTGATCCAGTAGAACTGGATGACAAGTTGGCATACCCAGGGTTCCATGTCTTTGGTCATAAACCAGGTCAAGTATCTGCACCTGAGTGTGCTGAGAGGTTTACTAAACCTTTAGCATCCTTGCATGTTGATATTCAGTATAGAGATCACATGCCTATATGGAAGACTTATGATGAGTATGATTTAGAAGAACCATTTTCATTTACTCTACCTTTAGAACTACCTAAGAATGGTGGTGGTCTTTTTGTATGGGACTGGATGAATATGGATCAAGATATGATTGCTAAGTTTAATTTTCAATCAAACTCTGATAAGGATGCAACCCTTAAGACATTCATGGAACATGCTGAGGATGTAGACTTTAAGAATCGTCCAGAGTTTTATGAATCAAATCCAGCATTACAACATACATTAGAAAGAGTTACTACAACTGCTGATGAATTTATTAGAGGTGTTGGTGATCCTAGAGAGAGTAAAGAGTTCTGGGATAATGGATCAATACCTATGAAGTATGATCCTATATACGATACTAAACCAATGGTTATGCCCTATACAATAGGAGAATCATGCTATCATACTGGGCATGTATTGCACCAGATAGTTCCAGGTTATAAACTTACAACTGATGATAGAAGAGTTACCTTACAAGGACATGCTGTGAGATGTGATGGAATATGGAGACTTTACTTTTAGGATTTAATAGGATACCTGTCCTTACTGAAGAAGAGAATGAACGTGTGTTCCAAGAACTCCTTGGGATGAGGAACATATGGTTAGCAAGGACTAATTGGCATCCAGCATTAGAAATAGCAGGACCAGACAGTGGTATAGATGACTATGTTCATTACTATACTGTTGGTGCTACTCTTTATATGGATGCTAGAGATAAAGGGTGGAAGTTTTATCACAAACTATATCAAATGTATAACCGTGTTCTCAGGAAGAAACTTGGGTGGTTATATGATAAGTTTATAATAGAACTACAGAAAGAATTAGGAGAATGTGAGTATGAGGATGGTCTAGGTCTTCCAGGGTTTCATATCTATGAGTTTGATGAAGCACCTGATCAAAGGAAGCATCATCGTTGCTTACATTATGATGGACAGTGGTGGTATGGTAGGAATCATTTTAGAAATAAGTATAAGGATATTGATTTCAAGAACCAGTTAAGTTATACCTTTAGTATTAAGGTGCCTCATAATGGTGCTGCTATAGCATTATGGAATTTACCTTGGGAACATAAGAGAAAGGCAAATGATATTAAGTATATGATATACAGAGATATCATAGGTAGATATGAGAATGTAGAATATGTTAAAGAAATAAAAGCAGGTAATACTATTGAGGATCCATGGAAGTATAAGTTGTTTGATGATGATTGTGGTGACCTAGAGCAATATGTTCCAGTTATCATTCCACATATAGAAGGATATTCATTCTATTACTATGGTATGATTATGCATCAGATGATTCTAGGAGATAGTTTCAAGAAGGGTGACTATAGAATTACATTCCAAGGTCATGGTCTTAAGTGTGATGGTAAGTGGAGGTTATTCTGGTGAGCATCTGGGGATTTGTAGATGTATATAAATTACATCCTAAGTTTGATTTAATACATGAAAGGTTTGATGATATCCAGAAAGAGTTTCGTGATAACCTAGAGAGTTTAAAGTTTGGACATTGGTATGATGATGTAGCACACTCCAAGGCAGGTGGTGTATACAATCCAGTTGCTGCACCTCTCTATGGTGAGATGGATGAGCAGCAAGAACAACTGTGTATGATAGAGCAGTTTGAAAAGGATATGTTTGAGTGGAAAGGTTTACGTGCACACCAGAATGTTAACTGGGTACCTACTCTTTCTCAAACTTTAATTGATATAGGAGTTACTAGGAGAGCATCTATTGCTAGTATGAAACCCAAAGCAAAGATACCTTTACATAGGGATGGGGATCCTAATCCCCCAGATGGTATTGTTTTACGTGGTATCATTGGACTGGACGTGCCAGTAGAAGAGGGCAAGAGGTGTTATATTATGGTAAGGAATAGACCTAAGAAAACGTGGCACACAAGGGATATTAAGAACGAATCAGTGTGTTTGTTTCAACCTAATGCAATTCACTCAGTTATTAATCAGATTAATGGGTGGAGATATGTGGTTCTCTTTGACACTGTAGTACGGTTTCAGGATTATCCTGAGTTAGTTACTACTTGTAGATCTACAGGAGTGTGGGCTAACCTTGATTAAGTTCTGGTCTGTTGATGATATTAATCCAGGACTTCATAAGGTACTGGATAGATTTGATTTGATTCAAAGAGAGTTCCTAGAGAATAAGGATAAACTTTCTTGGAAGTCATGGGGATATGATGCAGGATATTTTGGACAGAAGAACATAGCATATCAAGGATGGGAAGTTGCTGGCCTCTTTGGTGAGGACTATGGCAGTGAGGGTGAATGGAAGTATGGTAGTGAAGAGATGGTAGGTAGTACTATTCCTATGACATCTACTAAAGGATTATGTTTCTGTAAGGAGAATGTAGTTCATCTTCCTATACTTACTAAGCTTTTATATGATGCTGGTGTTAAGAGAAGAGTGGGTATTAGTGTAACATATCCTGGTCGTGGTATTGATTGGCATGTAGATGATGATCCTGAACGTGAGGATGAGATGGTTATTAGAGGATTGATAGGATTAGATGTTAGAGTAGGTGAAGGAGAGGAATGTTATCTTGGGTTGGGTACCCCTAAGAAAGAAAAGAGAAAGGATATTAGGAATGGAGAGAGTATCTTTTTCTATAGTAGAATGCCTCATCGTGTGGTAAATGAATTAAAAGAACCCAGATACTGTATCATTTGCGACCATGTTCTGCATAAAGATACACTTAGTAATAAATAAACAAAGCGGAACAAATACCTACATGAGATGGCCGAAGGAATTAACACTGCAATTATCGAGAGACTCGAAAGGGTTGTAGAATCTTTACAGGAAAATTCTATAAAGATGGGCCAGTTGTTGGCTGTTCATCAAGAGAAGTTAGATAAACAAGACAGAATAGATGGTGTGCTCTTCGAGAAGATTGAGAGTGTGCATCGTGAAGTTAATCGTCAATCAGATCAAATAAAGAGGGGTTGTGAAAGAGATATACGAAAAGTTGATGACCGTCTTAGGGTCATGGAAAAGAAAATGTGGACTATCTTTGGTGGTCTTGCTATTATATCTTTCGTGGTTAGTCCAGCGGGACAGAAAGTAATCCGTCCACTCTTGACGAACGGGCAAGGGTCTGCTAGAGTAGTACCACTACAAGAACAACCCGTTGAGTTATCTCGATACAAAGTATCTTAATCTAGCGTCTGCAACGCTGCAGAAGTACAAGAGGTTGAAGCCTGGTGTCTGGACATTCAGGTGTCCTTACTGTGGTGATTCCAAAAAGCATAAGAATAAGACCAGAGGATATATCTTCTCGGTCAAGGGGGATCATGTGTTTAAGTGTCACAACTGTGGCATCACACGATCCTTTTCTAATTTCTTGAAGGACAATGCTCCTCATGTATATGATGAGTACGTTATGGAGAGATATAAGGAGGGTACTGTGGGTAAAAACGTACCCAAACCTGACCTCAATAAGTTTATTACAAAACCTAATTTCAAACCGAAACGAAAGGTAAATCTAGAACCTCTTTCCTCTCTAAATAAATCACATCCAGCAAAGGTCTACGCATTAGGGAGGGGAATACCAGAGAATAAAATCAATCAATTATACTACTGTCCAGAGTTTAAAAAATGGACAAACACCCAGAAACAAACGTTCTCCAGTATCTCTAATGACGAAGCCCGAATCATTATTCCTCTAAAGGATAGAGATGGAAACCTTATAGGTTTTCAGGGTAGGTCTATGGAAGCAAAGCCTAAGATGAGATATATTACAGTCATGCTGGAGGAGGACGCACCTAAACTATTTGGACTTGATAAGATAAATGAAAGTGAAACAATTTACATCGTGGAAGGACCGATTGATTCCCTCTTCTTGGATAATTCCGTTGCGATGGCTGGGAGTGACGTTGATATTCGGTCGTTTGGTTGGAGCGATTATATTTGGGTTTATGATAACGAACCTCGTAGTAGACAAATCACAGACAAACTCTCCAAGTCAATCGACAACGGAGATAAAGTAGTGATCTGGCCAAATAATATTGAGGAAAAGGACATCAATGATATGTCCAATTCTGGTATTAATGTCAAAGATGTGGTACAATCTAATGTGTACCAAGGATTAAAAGCAAAGTTACAACTATCAAACTGGAAGGTATGAGCAACGGAATTAAAGTAGTTAAGAGAGATGGTGTAGAAGAACCCATCAACTTAGAAAAAGTTCACAAGATGGTGGAGTTCGCCTGTGAAGGATTAGCAGGTGTATCTGCTAGTCAAGTAGAGATACAGTCAGGACTACAGTTCTTTGATGGTATTAAAACCAGGGAGGTACAGGAGATCCTAATCAAGTCTGCATCTGATTTGATTGATTTGGATCATGTTAACTATCAGTTTGTTGCTGCTAGACTACTGTTGTTTGGATTGAATAAAGCAGTCCATGGACACTATGAAAAGACACCACCTTTACCTCAGCATGTAGAGAGTTGTATTAAGAAGGGTGTATATGATCCTGGTATTGCTACTAAGTATACCCCAGAGGAGTGGCAGGAGATTGATAGTTGGATTGATTCAGGTCGTGATTACCTGTTCACTTATGCTGGATTGAGGCAGGTAGTAGATAAATATTTGGTACAGGATAGAAGTACTGGGGAACATTATGAGACCCCACAGCAGATGTATATCATGATTGCTGTAACTCTATTCCAAAACTATCCACAGGAGACAAGGTTAGATTATGTCAGAAGATACTACAACGCAATCAGCAAGCACAGAATCAACATCCCAACACCAATCATGGCAGGGGTGCGAACGCCGCTTAGACACTTTGCATCCTGTGTTCTCGTTGATGTTGATGACACGATTGACAGCATCTTCAGCAGTGACATGGCTATTGGTTACTACGTTGCTCAGAGGGCGGGAATTGGCATCAATGCAGGCCGAATCCGTGGCATCAACTCTAAGATCAGGGGCGGTGAAGTTCAACACACGGGTGTCGTCCCGTTTCTCAAAAAATTTGAGAGTACTGTCAGATGTTGCACTCAAAATGGCATCAGAGGTGGATCAGCAACTGTCCACTTCCCAATCTGGCACCAAGAAATAGAAGACATCCTTGTACTTAAAAACAATAAGGGTACAGAGGATAATAGAGTAAGGAAACTCGACTACAGTATACAAATTAGTAAGTTATTTTATGAAAGGTTCATTAGTAACAAGGAGATCACGCTTTTTTCTCCTCATGATGTGCCAGGGCTTTATGATAGTTTTGGTACAGAACGCTTTGATGAATTATACTTGAAGTATGAGAATGATGAATCAATACCTAAGTCAAAGATAGGTGCACAAGATCTCATACTAGATCTCCTCAAGGAGAGAGCAGAGACTGGTCGTATATACATTATGAATATTGATCACTGCAATAGTCATAGTTCATTCAAAGACAAGGTTAACATGAGTAACCTATGTCAGGAGATTACATTACCTACAGATCCTATCAATCATATTAATGATAAGGGTGGAGAGATTGCACTGTGTATTCTATCTGCTGTTAACGTAGGTAAGATTAATCATCTTGAAGAGTTGGAGGAAGTATGTGATCTTGCTGTACGTGGACTGGAAGAACTAATTGATTACATGCAGTATCCTGTTGAGGCTGCAGAACGTAGTACCTTGGCACGTAGATCATTAGGTATAGGATACATTGGACTTGCACATTACCTTGCTAAGAACAAGGTTCAATATGATTCACCAGAGGCATGGAAGTTAGTTCATCAATTGACTGAAGCATTCCAATACAATCTTCTTAAGTCATCTAATGATCTGGCTAAGGAGAGGGGATGTTGTGCTGGATTTGACAGAACTAAGTATTCTGATGGTATACTACCAATAGATACATATAAGAAAGATGTTGATGACCTTGTACCAAACGAACTTAACTATGATTGGGAAGCTTTGCGAGCATCCATACTTGCGGATGGTCTACGGCACAGCACCTTATCTGCTCAAATGCCAAGCGAAAGCTCATCCGTTGTCTCTAATGCAACTAACGGGATCGAACCCCCTAGAGACTATCTCTCAGTTAAGAAGTCCAAGAAAGGACCACTCAAACAGATCGTACCTTCGTACTCTACTCTGAAGAATGCCTACACATTACTGTGGGATATGAAGAATAACGATGGGTATATTAAAGTGACTGCAGTCATACAGAAGTTCTTTGACCAAGCAATTTCTGGTAACTGGAGTTATAATCCAGAGAACTATCCAAACAATGAGGTACCTGTGTCAGTAATGGCAACAGATCTTCTCACTACATACAAGTATGGGTGGAAGACTTCTTATTATCAGAATACATATGATGCTAAGAAGGATGATGAACCAGCACATCCAATTGGATGGAAGGATGATATTCCAGAATCTAAGGTGTCTGCTTTAGAAAGTTTAGTAAACGAAATTGAAACTTCCAATGAGGAAGAATGTGAATCCTGTACGATCTAACTATGAATTTCACACTTAATAATGGAGCTTCACCTAGCAATGAAGACAAGTTCAAAGGGGTAACGGTATTCAATACCAACCCCGTTGATGTTAAGAAACAACCAATGTTTTTTGGACAACCATTAGGTCTCCAAAGGTATGATGAATATAAGTATCCTGTCTTTGATAAATTAACACAACAACAGTTAGGTTATTTCTGGAGACCTGAAGAGGTATCACTTCAGAAAGATAGAGCAGATTATAAAACCCTGACACCAGAGCAGAAGCATATATATACTTCTAATCTGAAGTATCAGATCATGCTAGACTCAGTACAGGGTCGTGCACCTGGTATGGCATTCATGCCTTACTGTTCTCTTCCAGAATTGGAGGGAGCAATGAATGTGTGGCAACTCATGGAGATGATCCATAGTAGGTCATATACCTATATAATAAAGAACGTATACCCAGATCCAGGTGAAGTTTTCGATACAGTACTCGGTGATGAAAAGATATTAAGTCGTGCAGACTCAGTAACTTCAGCCTATAATGAATTAATAAATCATGCACACGAATATGACAGCGGGAACATCTGGAGGATGGCCACGGAAGGGCATCCCAACGGAACTTATGATAGAAAAGAACTCAAAAGAAAACTATACAGAGCAGTCATCAACGTCAACATTCTTGAAGGTATTAGGTTCTATGTCTCCTTCGCTTGCTCGTTTGCATTTGGTGAACTCAAGATTATGGAAGGATCAGCTAAAATTATCTCTCTTATCGCCAGAGATGAAAGCCAACATCTTGTCCTTACTCAACAGATCCTCAAAAACTGGCAGGAACATGGTGACGATGAAGAAATGGTGGAAATCGCTGCAGAAGAAAAATCCAACGTCATAGAGATGTTCAAGAATGCTGTTGATGAAGAGAAAGCATGGGCTGAATACCTCTTTAAAGACGGTAGTATGATAGGACTTAATGAGAAGTTACTATCACAGTACGTAGAGTTTACTGCTAACAGACGTATGAGAGCGATAGGACTTGATCCTATTTACGATATAGGTCAGAGAAATAATCCTTTACCATGGACGCAGTACTGGTTAAACTCTAAGGGACAACAGAATGCACCACAAGAAACAGAAATCGAATCCTACGTCGTCGGAGGAATCAAACAAGATGTCGAAGGAGATACCTTCTCAGGATTCTCCCTCTGATGAAATAGAATGGGACATAGAAGATCTAAAACAAGCATATATAGATGCTGCAGAACAAAGTTGGGATAAATTTTCTGGTGGATGATACTAATTGGAGAGAAGAATACAAAGCATACACAAGTAGTAAAAGAGAACTTGAGTTGCTAGAGAACGGACCTAAAAGTCTTTCCCAGTCGTGGATACTTGGTGCTTTGTATAATAAGTGGAAGAAGATCAAAGGATATAAGGAACCAGAACCCCCAGACTGTAGCAGTTCGTTACAAGAATGGGAAAAAAGTATTAAAAGATACGAAAAGGGTTGACTATATAGTATAACTGTGTTAGTATTAGCACATA